CGCCGGGTCAAAATGTATTGCTTTAATCCAATAAGTTTTGAGCCATATCCAACCGGAATCTAACCGCGTCGGTAAGTACGCAAATCGTTTAATATAATCTATTTTTTCCATTTTTCTATACACAATCCATTTATGTCTTCGGTGCTGTCTAATCTAAAAGTTAGTTCGATTGCAGTGCGAGGAAGGAACGTGTCGCAACTGTATGTGCCTGAGATTCGACTAAGCCAAATCTCGTCGATTATACTAAGGCAACTATTAACCAGCTGTGATCCACCAATAATCCATATGTCCGACTGTGTAATATGTCGATCTTGTATTATAGCTGTAATTGCTTTTCCGAGTTTGTTCGGATTTGCTACGGAGAATCTCCCATAATATCCTGGAGAAATATCAGGATTAGACGCAATCACATAGTTGATGCGATTAGGCAACGGTCTCTTTGGCAAGCTTTCCCAAGTGTGCCGGCCCATTATAACAACACTGTTGTCGGTGGATTCTTTAAACCATTTTAAATCTGCAGGATTATGCGGCCACGGCAAAGTGTTATCTTTGCCTATGCCCCAATGTTCGTCACATGCTAGTATTGCTCGAATCATTTATAATCCTTTGTTAATTGATCGGAAAGTATTTTGTTTTCTTCTTTGATTTCTTTTACAGCTTGTTTGTACCATTCCCTAATCTCTATAGCAACAAAAGCTAACACTACGGGACTAGAAAGAATGAATACAATAGCCGCAAGCAAAAATACATCATGATATTGACGTATATCTATCACTTTATCAAAAAAGTATATTTGTAATGCAACTAACGCTATATAATACAGGAATATAAATCCTGTCCTTAGTGTTGTTAGAAGAGGCGTCTTTACCTCATTCCACGCTATTGTCATAACTCGTTTCCAGATTCGGGTACGCATTTTAATATCCTGTTTTTATATTACGAATTAATTTTTGATTTTCGTATTCTACTTCACTCTTGGCACTCTGATATGTTTCGTACAGTAGATACCCTATAAATACTAAAATCAAAGGAGCCAGAGTGCTAATTGTAATGATCGGTTCCATTGGCATTCCGAGAAGATGCAACACAAAACCAAGCGCTGTGCAAATAACTGCGTATACTACAAATATTAATAGACCCTTGCCTATTGTTTTAAATACACTCGTTAAAAACTTTTTCCAAACTCTACTCATTATAATCTCCCTAGTTTGATTAATACTGCTGCAAGATTGATTTCTGGATCGACTACAAGTGTGTGATCGACCATGCCTTGCTTGATAGCAAGCACAGCTTTATCTTGATTATCATCATCGCCGAAAATTTCAATATTATCATACAGCCAGCGATAAACTGTTTCCATTTCTTCTGGACGCACTTTGCCACATAGCAACTTACGGGCTTCTTTAATCTTTCTATCCTTAAATAATTCAACCATAGCAAGCATCCAGTCTTGGTCACCGTTGTCACCTTCTCCTGGCGCAACAAGATTACCGTCAACTGAATTCATTTGTACCATGTTGATACATTTGCGCAAGTCTGGATATGTTGCTCTAACGTATGTATCAAGAACATCAAGCTCGAGTTTAACACCTTCGGTTATAAGAATCTCTGCCACTCGTGCTGTGAACTCAGTTTGATCTACTTTAGCAATATGAAAACCTTGACACCGAGAATGAATTGCTGGAATAATTTTGTTAGGATAGTTGCAGGTTAGCACAAATCTAGCAGTGCTGTGGTATTCTTCCATTACTCCACGCAAAGCAGCTTGTGCGTTAGGTGACAAATAATCTGCCTCGTCGAGCAATACTACTTTAAATTCACCAAATGGAATCATTTGTACGAAATTCACAATCTTATCGCGAACATCGTCTACTGAGTTAGTACGCGATGCGTTGATCTCTAAGATATCAAACGGATTAATATCTAATTCGTTGAACAATAGCTTTGCAAGTGTTGTCTTGCCAATGCCTGCATTGCCACTTAGTAACAAATGCGGAATGCTACCGTCTTTGATCCAAGTCTTAATCTGCTTCTTTTGTGCTTCGTCACGAAACACATATCCTTCAACTGTATTCGGACGGTATTTTTCTACCCAAAGTTCTTTCATCGACCGATTCCTAATTCTTTATATGCAAGTTGTACAGCTTTTGCTTGATAGTAAGCGTCGGCTAACGCATTGTGAAGATCGGATTGCATAGCCTTGCGCGGATCCTTTGGTAGTACACTAAACAATGTACGACTATCCATTACTTGCCAAAAGTTCCACGGAATGGGCTTGCTGCTACCGCGATACATATTTTCAAGGATTGTCATGTCAAAGCCGTATCCTTGTCCCCAAATAGTTTTACTGCCCCAAACCCATTTTGTAAGAATGTCTAGCGCTTCATTTACACCAACACGTCCTTCTTCGGAGAATGCTTCGTCTTGAATCTTTTGATCCTGTTTTGCCCACCAAGCAATAGTGTCGTCGGATGTAGTGCGTCCTAGTGCATCTTGCTCGTCGATGTTAATTTTAAGATACAATTCGTCTGTTGGTTCGCTCAGGTTGAATGGATTAAACTTAACAGCACCGAGTGTTAGTACAACAGCATCAGGAGTTGTATTAAGTGTTTCCAAGTCGATCATTGCATGGTTAGTCATTTTTAGATCCTCGTGTTTCTAGCCCTACACCGGCTATAATCAAGAAGACGTACAAGATGGGCCAAGCCCATCCTGTAAGAAATCCGGTAATGTGTAGTGTCATTAGTGCAATGCCTGTTGCACCGGCTGTGCCAATGCTTGAGGGCATAGTTTTAGGTAATTTCATATAACTCCTTTTGAAAAGAAGTTACAAATCGCCTTCTTTTCTGTTTTCTGAATAATGTACGTCGAAGGATCCGCCTGGGTATCTAGACTCGAGTTTATGTACGTTCTCTTTGATAACATCGTTAGGATCAATTCCCAATGCTCTACAGCTATTAGTCCAATACCAAATGATGTCGCCGAGTTCTCGTTTAGCATGAAAGATTGTATCAGCATCCAACGGCTTGCCTTGGAATACACATTTCTTAACAATCTCTGCAAATTCGCCTCCTTCACTAGCAAGCCCTGTTGCGCCTGTCATCAATAACGATATATTAACAGTTTTTTCAAGTTCTGTCAACCTGTTAATTAAGGCATCTAGATTATTTGATTCTTCGGAAGTAACTTCTTTCACGAAGTCTTTGTATTTGTTTAGATCTACTTGTGTCATTCTTACTATCTTTATCCTTTGTTAATAGTCATGTCGTTTGGTTCTTCTTCGCTCCATAGCATGACAGATTCTGCCTCTACCATGCGCAGTGTGTATTCGCCTTCTTCGTCGTGTTCGAAATTGATACCGCGTGTCCACCGCCCGTGCTCTACAAGAATCCAGTCACCGGGGCTGTATGCTTCTACGTTCTCTGGACCTTTAGCATACACTTGTCCCCAACGCGGACGCACACCTGTAGATACACCGTCGTCGGAACGAAGAATTATTCCGTTCTTTGTAGTGCGCATCTCAAAATTCATATTCTTTACAAGCACTCTATCGTGGATCGGAGTGACAGTTTTATTCTTAAGCGGATCAAATCCCATATTATTTCTTCCTTACAAAGTTTCCATCGTCGTCTTCGTCCCACTCTGCCATTTCGCTTGCAGATGGTTCTTCAGCAGGTACAGGCTCTGTTACTTTTTTACGACGAGAAGTAGTTGACTTAGTATCTTCTACTTTTTCTGTTGGTAGTTCGTCTGCTTGTACTTTGTTACGAGGAATTACCTCATCTGGTACAGTGTTCTCCTGCGATTCGTAATGTTCACGAATCAAATCTTCGCGTTTGCGCACAATCTTTCCGCCGGTGCCTAATTGATCGCCCCGTGCGTTTACTTTGAAATTACCTACTGCCGGAGTAAGTTCGTTTCTTTTGCGCAACAAATCAAGATCAATTTGTTTGCCGTTTGCAGTTCTGTATGTTTTAGTTGGACCTTTTTTCATAGCCATGATAGTTCTCCTATATATGTATACTTATCTAAGGAACTCCCGCCAGTCTAGGCCATATTGGATTGAATTAACTTTATGCACTCCTATGAGATATAACACGTAGCTAGCAACACTGCTGCCTCTACCTACTCCCCAAACAATTTTATGTTCGCGCATAAATCCAACAAGGTATATTAAAAATTCCAACAACTTTACCATATCGTGTTTGATAAACTCGTTTAATTCTTCCTTGACTCGCAGTCGTTCTTCATCGGTATTGCACCGTTCTAGTAGCCATTCTTCGACGTCTACTGAATTCTCTTCGGGCACAAACCAATTGCGTTGCATACTTTTGTCATATGTAGATTGATCTGTGTTTAGTTCTTTGTGTATAGCAAGCTCTGGCAAGTACATCTTTCTAGCAAGCTTGTTATAATCTTCGATCTCGGAGCACTGCTCGAAAGACATGTCTTTTATCTTATCAGCTTTATCCTGATACAAGAACTCCATCATGTCATTGGCCGTGAAGTACGGCCTGCCTAGATTATCTATTTTCATATGTACAGTTTAACTGATATTTATTAATCCGTCAAGATCTTCATCGTCATTTTCTTTGGATTTTTTAAACATTTCTGCTTGACGACGGTCGGACTCTTCTTGATAGTTGTTAAGGGTTGCTGCAATTTGTTGTTGCATTGCAGGATTGGTAGTCTGATAATACTTTTTACGCAGGTCTTGAATCTTTTCATTCAATACCGTGTCGGTTATTTTCTTCAGACTACCAACTAAAGGATTGTACATTAACTAAACACACCTGCATATTTTAGAAATACAGTATTGCCGCCATTGTATGTCCATGCATCAATTATGTAATGATTGGCTATTGTTTGCGCAGTAAACGGACTAGGAAAATCACCATCGTAATATATAGTTCCACCGCCGTCTGATGTGAATGCAAGTGTTCGCATCGTAGCATCATTTGCTACAATTTCGACACGTATTTTTGCAAGTCTTCCGGCAGCAGGCCAGTCTGTAAAATTAAGTGAAATATCAGCCCCAACTGTGAACTTTTGGTAATGGCCGGTTATAAAACTAATGTTTGCATTTGCAAGAACTGTACTGTAATCAATAAACTCTTCAGTAACTGCTGAGAAGTTAGCATCGGCTAATTCATTCCCGGAAAAGTCATTGCCTTCGTCTAGTTTTGCAGTATCTTCTTGTAGTGTATTTATTTCTAGTCTAGCTGCTTCAAGACTATCTTTGATAGTTGTAAAATTATCACGAAACCCCTGTGTGTCGTTGTCTTGTCCTGCAATAGGATATTCTGCGTCAATAGTTGCGCTTACAATGTTACTTGCCATTTATGTCGTCCTCTTTTTTATATTTATCTACCATTAGACGTTATACTGATAATTTGCGAACAATATATATTGTTCACTTGAATTACCGGCTGTGCTGTCGATAATATATCGATCAACTTCGAAATTAATTTGCTTGAAATCAAAACCGTTAACATCAAGATTTAATTTTACTCGTTCTGCGCCTCCTGCTACACAGTAACATAATGGCACTGCTAACGTGTATCCAATTTCCTGTATGCTTCCTGCCTGCGGTGTTCTCATCCATAACGGTAAGAAGTTACGTTCTGTGTCGCCTATCTCTGCAATTCTATTTCGCATGTTAGTAGCATTTGATATATATCGTGTCATGTCGCCTTTGTTTCCGACGCGTACTGCACTGTTATCTACGGTTATTGTTTCAGTTGATGGTCGATATTTAAACGGTTCGCTGTCGGTAAACGCTGTCACTGTTACCGGATTGCCTTCAACGTCGACTAAGTTAGTATCGCCTATTGTAATGATGTTATCAGGACCAATGACACTGTGATATAGCTGCTCAGTTGTTACTCTCTTGCCGTTGATGTACATCTCAGGCAAGCCTGTGTTAAGTTGAAAGATATCCTTTTGGGTATCGTACTTCATGCTATCAACTGTAATCTTCTGCTTATTCTTTGTAACAAAACTATCTCTAGCAGCACCAGTAGTCGGTTCGGACGGATCGATTACTTCGACATATACTATTTCGTAGATTATATCATTATTACCTGGATTTTTAGCTACAGCGGTTTTTATCTCGCCAAACTTAAATGTTTTTCTTTTGTGATTCTTAGCAACTGCTGCAACGTACTCGTCAATTGTTTTAGTCTCAATTCCGGCGTATGCTAACATACGAATATCTTTTTGTAATCCAAATTCGGGATCGTTAGGACGATACACAAGTGACGGCGGAAATATATTCGGATTAGACACAAGGAGAGTAAATGCGCTTCGTTGCGCACTTGGTAGCAATGGTTTTAAATAAAGGTTGCTGTATAGCAAATCATTAGGATCGATTACATTAATTGTAAATGTTCTAGATGTGGCAGAAAAATTAAACCTATCTCTTGCTTCTACAGTGAAGGTGTATTCTCTATCAAACGAAGTTTCTGCCCCATCAAACGTGCAAGCGCCGCCGTCGAAGATAGTTAATCCCGGCGATCCTGGATCCCAGAATTGTTTTACTTTACCTATAATTTCGCCGTCGAACGCAAGTTCTAATCCATTTGGCAAGGATCCAGAAGTTAATCGATATAATAACTTTGCGTTAGGTACAGTCGTTTCTGCCTTAACAGCAAAAGTACTTAAAAAGTTAGCATTAATTGTGCCAAGATCTGCATCTGTTAACCATGTAATTGTGCTGTCAACTTCGCCTAGGAGACTAAGCGTAAAAGTTTTATCTTTGTACGGACGTGTTGTATCGTCGGTGTTGGTTATTGTTTGTTCTGCAACATAAAGCTCGTCTTTGAACACCCCGATACCAATGTCATCATTTGGAATTAACGAACGTTGCAATCCGACATTGAGATTAAGTCTTGTATAAAATGCAACAAGTGATGATTCTACAGTTACGTTATCATCAGACGGTGCAAACAAATCGGCTATTCGTGAATAATTTCTATTAAGAGTAGTAGACGGTACTTTTAATTCAAGTAAATTATCTTGGTCGATAGTATAAAAAGATTCCGGAAACGCTCGTTCAATTGCTTCTGCAAATGTTTCACCAGGTACTTCGTCAAGGCCTATATTAGTTGGATCAATTTCGAGTGCTGTGTTGTTGCTGTATCTAATGTTCCATGTAGTATACGGAATGATATCATCAACTGCATATGCTTCGCTGTCACTAAAACGGATGGTACTTCCTTGCAACTGTGTCTTGTTTGCTTCTGAAAGCTTGTTAACAAAAATGTATGATTGAGAAATGCTTGCTGCACTGTTAACAATAATCGGAAAAGTAGACTTGAGTGCATCGCCTAGTTCTATTATGTCATACTCGTCTGGGGTGCCATCTACGGTAAGAATTTGATATGTATCATTTCCAAATTGTACAGTTTGATTAACTAATGACGCTAAGTCGTCAATGCCGTCTTCGAGGCTACGAGAAAGCTTTACAATCTTTAAGAATCGCTTACCGGACAAAGTATCTTCGTAGGCCTTAACATTAATTTCTACTCTAGTAAGATCGCCTGTAAATCGCGTTGCTCTAATAGTAAATTTATAATCGCGGGTAACTGCTGGCTGATAAGGAACACGTCCGTATAGTTCGCCCGAAGTTGACGACAACGCCAGACCAGGTGGCAATGTACTAATTGAGTCATCGTCGTTCTTTGGAACAAGCTGATAACGAATTACGCCTTGCGATGTACTAGTGTCAAGTGTATCTAAAAATACAGTTACATAATTGTTTGCTCGTTTGAAGCCAAGATCCGAAGGTGTTAACCAGACCGGCGTACGAACGTAAGTATTATCTGCTGTAAATACCCCAGTTCCTACTTTTTGAATTGTGTTATCAGCGCGAAGGAAATCATCTCCTACTACATAGATTCTAAATATTCGTCTTGATATAGTATCGCCGTCGCTTACGGTAACTGCAAATTCGTAAAACCTGTTCAGCTTTCTTGGAGATAGAGTTGGCAGTGCGTCGTCATAAAATCCCGAATCATAAAAGAATGAATCATATCCGCTAGCAGACAATGCAGCAAAGTCGTATGGGTACCCGTCGTAATTGTTTGTATCAAAATTTCCGTTGCTTGCTGCTTTGTCTAATGCAAGAATTGGATCAACAATGCCTGATATTCTACCACTACGTGATAAAGATAATCCAGGAGGAAGTTCTCCGTCCTTATTTGCGATATAAAATTCTAGTTCGTCTCCAGCAGGAATATCTTCATCTATTGCTGACAATTGAAAATCTACAGGAGAACTGTCAAGTATAAAGAATAATCCATTGTTGCCAATAGGAAGCAAATCTTCATTTGTTAACCAAATCGGCGAGTCTGGTCCAGCAACAATTATGTTATAGGTTCTGTCTTGAAATTCTCCAGATTCAAGTGTTGCTCTAAGTACAAAGGTGCTAGTAATATCTCTTGCCACTTGGAACGGAGTACCGTCAATTACAGTACCGCTTAATCTCATTCCGCGAGGAAGACTTCCACTTATCTTTTGAATAGTTACATCGCCTAAACCACCAACTAATGGAAGTTGCACTACTGCTGTTTCGCGTTCTAGTAATGTTTCCAGTAACGAGTTATTTGGTTCACTCCAAATTGTTGTCATTCTAATTCCCCTTGTGTAGTATATTTATCTGGGGAATTATATAAGTCCTAGGTCTACGGGCAAATCAGCCGGCGAAGTAATTGCACCAAAATCAACGGCTGTGTTTAGCAGAATGAGTTCAATTGCACTAGTGATATTAGTTGTTATTTCGCCAAAATCAAAGCCGTCGACAAATCCATTAAGCTCTCGAATGTCGACGCCGTACACTAATCCTTCCAAGTTACCTTGGAAATCGTTAGCACGAACTACATTAACGTTGTTAATACTTTGTGACAATCCGTCTAAATCAGCACCAAGTTGTGGCGAAGTATCTTCGACTAGGTCACTTATTGCTGAACTATTGATAGTTAATGTGCTGCCTGCAATACTAGTTGTGACTTTGGATCCGCCTAGTATGCTAAGTTGATCACCGTCTGCTAATATCTTGCTACCGCCATCTGATGAGATAAGCAAGCTTTGCAATCCACCTAATGCGTTTACTGTAATTGCATTATCTGTAGAAGAAAGAGTAACGTTGGTACCAGCTACAATCTTTTTAAATTGTAGATCATCTATTACCTTTGCGGCGAACACTCCTTCGCCGACACCACCACGATTGCTAGCAGTAGTTGCTTCTGGTTGACGTAAATCAAGTTCTTCAAAGTTTTGATTTACTTTAATAAAGGCTTCGCGCAAATCATCGCCGGTCCCGTCATTTGCTATTCTGCCAATATCTACTAAGCTTACTGCCATGTTAATTCTCCTGTTATTGTATTTATTATAGCGCAGCTATTCTAGTCTGGAAGTCACTGAAGTCAGATGATGCTGCGACTACAGTTTTTAACTCATCCAAGCTAATGTACCCAGGTATTGTTCCATTAACAGCGTCAACTAGTAGGGTGCTATCGTCTGCAAACACACTACCTATAATATCTTGAGTAACGGTAGTGCCGCTGCCCGGACCGTCTTCTAATGTTTCAACGCGCTC